AACAATCGGCTTCCCGTTCTTGTCGCACATGACGTGTCCATGCTCAATCAGGTGGGCATGAGGCGCGTTGTTGTAAACGCGGATTTGGTAGGAGCCGCCGTACTGCTGCGGCATCCCGCGTCCAACGCCCTCAATCAGATTGCCGGTTTTCTTCCCAACCTTGGTTTTGTAGGCATTCCGCAGCCGCGTCTCGCACTTGGAGCCCTGACGCCGGATAAACTTCTTCGCTTCCTTCGGAAATTCCTCTTCGGCGAGGTTTAGCAGCTTTTCGTTCAGGTCATTCAGATCGCCCAGGTCAAAGCCCGCTTCAACGCTCACGCTGTTACCTCGCAGAAGATTTCCAGCCGTTCGTGCTGCAAATACGGGTCCAGAATGTACAGGATTTCGTGGCGCACGCCGCCGATCACCAGCCACATATCCGCAGTCACGTCTTTGCGGTAGCGGATGATAACCTTGTGCGTGGTGCGGGTCAGCTGTGTATCCGCCGTCCTGCCGGACAGCATAGAGCCGGTTTGCGGCGTCACGCCTGCCCATACCGCCGCGACTTTCTGATCCTCCTGTGGGTACTGCCCCAACGCATCCTTTGTGGCAGATACCCCGTTTTTCCAAATCTCCGCCCGCTGATTCAGCCGGGAGGAAAGGGAATTATAAAACTGCATAAATTCTCCTAGACAATGTCCGGCGTGGGGAGCAGGTTCATACTGTGAAGATCCATAATCTGCTTTGCCGTCGGATTTTCAGTCGCATACTGTACGGTCATCTGCCTGCTGTCGATCATCTCCGCGGCGATTACGCAGACGGCGTAGGTGATATCCTCCAGCACCGATGTGCCGAGATCAAGGCCGGTGTAAGCAGAGACGTAGCCCTTCGACGCCGCCAACGCCGCGGTACAATCTGCCTTCTCGGAGTCAGGCAGCTTCGCGTAATCGGCCTTATCCATGATTTTGCGCGTAAAAACCGCGATATCCTCAGCGGTCAACTCGGAGGGCTTCATCTCACTTCACCGGCTTCTTTGTAGATTTCTTTTTTGCTGCTGTTTCGTCTGCTTCAACCAGGTATCCGCAGGCCAGCAGCGGGGCGGCGACGTCCTCTTGGACATCGCGCACCTCCCCTGCGGCCATAGAGACCGCTACGCCTGCGAAACCAATGGTCGCCTTACACCTCATTAGGCTGCGGCCATCTGCAGGGTAGCCAGTTTCTGGTTTTCGGTTACCTTGGCGTCAAACTCAAACCAGCTGACAACACCAATGGCGTGCTGGGTTGCGTACTTCTCGCGCAGAACCTCGATGGAGATATTCTCCCGGAAGTTCACGGACAGGCCGGAATAATCGCCATACAGGATCGCCTTGGCGCTGGCAGCAATGGTGGGCATGTTGTCGGACAGATAGACGGGCTTTCCCAGCATCCGATACGGGAACTCGCTGGTGAAATCTTCCTGCAGCATGTAGCGGCCCTGGCTATCCTTCAGCTTGCGCAGAGCGGTAAAGGTGTCGGGGTGCATCGTCCAACAGGCCTTCGCCTGAAATGCCTGCTTGATCTTGGCCTGAATGGTAATCAGATCGTCGGCAGTAATCGCGGAAGCGCTGGCGACAGTCAGCGAGGTGGAGGTGGACAGAGCGCCAGCGGCCTTCCCTGCGGTACCGATCAGCAGTTCCTTCTCGATGAACGTGGAAATCTCCTCCGCCATCTGGCTAACGATAAAGTCCACCACATTGAATGTTCCGTTATTGTCCACGCTCTTGCCGATCAGGGTCAAGGCACCTGCCAGGTAGCCGCCCAGATCAATGGAGGTAAACGCGCCGGAATCTGCGGTGATGTCGGTGAACTCGGTCTGGTAGCCGACGGTGATATCGTGGGTGGTGTTGGCCTTGCCCCACACGGGGACCTTCAGAGTGCCCTTGGCGTTGTAAATCGTGGCGCCGGAGAGAATGGGGCAGCGGTCCTTTACGGCCTTGATGATCTTGTTGGCAATGGTGGTGGGAATGATCGCGCCGTTGTTGCTCATCGTCATGTTCTGCTCACCGGCACGCAGCTCGGTCACGCGGCCCATGACATAATCAGCGAATTGCTTTTCGTCCGCAGCGGCGCGTTCCTCGACAGTAGGGTCGGCAGAGTTCGGAGCGGGGGTAGGCGCAGGGGCAGCGTCCTTGATGCCGCGGGCGGTATTCATCCGTTCCAGAGTGGCGTCAATCGCGCGGATTTCTTTCTCCAAAGCATCAAAACTCTGGGTCTCTTCATCACTCATGGCGCGGTTTTCGGTGTCCGCTGCGGACACCAGGGCGTCCATTTTGGCTTTCAGCGCGTTGCGCTGTTCGGTCAGCTTCTTCTTAGGGTCCATTTTTGTACTCCTCTCAACTTTCAGTTATTGTTGTTCAAGGCGTCCAGCCTTGCGTGGAATGCGGAATTATCAAAGGCCGGAACCTCTTTGATAACGGTCACTTTCGGCTCAGAGCCGAATGCACGGGTCTCCATCTCGATCTCGGAATCCGCCCGCAGCTCCAATGAAGTCGCAGAATAAATGGGGACCTTGTTCACCACCAGCGTGATGTGATCGAGACTAAGAGATTTGACATGCCGAATCGGCAAGTCATCGGCTCTCTGCTCCAATTCGTCCTGCACGTTGTACATTCCGAAGGACCAGCCCCGGATTTTCCCCTTCTGTGCCAGTTCAATCAGGGTCTTGTCCTTAATCAGAACGTCGGCATGGAGGCCGATCTCATCCTCGTAGAGCTTCAACGTTCCGGCCTGTGTGCTTGCATAGACGTGAGTGCTGTCGTGATCGACCGTCACAGAGATGTCTCCGGCGCTGTCGATGGCTGCCTGAAACGCCCGCGGCTCAATTTCCTCGATCACCCGGCCTTCCTTGGTCATGACCGGGCGGCTTTTCTTCTCCGTCACGTTCACGTAACCCGTGATGCGGGCCTCACCGGCCCGAACCTCAATTTCCATCTTTCTTCTCACCTCCATCATTCGGCTCTCCCAGTTTAGGCGGGTCTGCCGGCAACTGCGGCGGGTCTGCGGGTGGTTCGTTGAGCGCCTCGCCCATTTTCACCTGCTTGTTGGTGTTGGGCGTGTAGATCAGCTTGGTTTTGGGGTCATACAGCACATCATTCAGCCCCAGCGGAATCCACGTCAGACCCAGAGCCGGAAGATCCTCTTCATATCGGACTTCATCAGGCTGCATGAAGTGGGCCTCCAGCGCCATCTTGTAAGCCTCATACCGTTCTTTCATGCTGCCCTTCAGCAGTTCTTTGGTGTCAAATGCCCAGTAGAGCTCCCCTTTTTCGCTCTCCAGAAGGAAATCTCGGTTCAAAGCACACTGGATAGCTGTCATGAGTGGTATTGCCGCCAACTTGGCAAGGCTAGAGGCGTCGGCCTCTGTGGCCTTACCGGACATCACATCCGTGGAGATATGAAAAATCTTCGCAAACTCCCCAGCGTTGGTGATTTTGTTCTCATTCAGCTGCATCTCGACTGAAGTTTCCGACGTTTCTTTAAAATCAACGCCATTATTCAGGACTACAAAATCGTCGCTGGTGTCTCCTTCAGCATCGCCGCTATACAGTTTCCGGAACGCGGCCCTTAAAGCATCCAGAGGGCCTTGTTCCAGCTTTTTCTCAGACCTCAGAAAGCCTTTCTTGCGCCCGCCGCGCTTGGCATTGTTCCGTTCGAGGATCAGCATCTGATAGGCGGTCTCAATCAGTCTGCTGCTCTCCTGCGTAATTGGAACACCAGAAGCACCGTCTTTCGTATTCCGCAGGATTTTCAAAAACTCGTGCGGGTAGTAAGATTTCCCCTGCACAAAAATGTTGTAGTCTTTGAAAATGGCCTCTGAGTTTTTGATGATGGCCACCTGTGCCTCATCCACATAATGCAGGCCGGTATACTCGCCTTTTACTTTGTGGATATAGGCATACGCGCCTTTGCCGAGGTAGTAGTCCCGCACCATGGCATGCCAGAAATTATTGGCGTTCAGCGTATCGCCGGTTTCGTCATTCAGGATGCGGGACCGGACATCATCCTTTACCTCTTCCGCTCGGCCTCCCCGGTCCCGGTACAACTTAATCGGCGTCCCGGCGACGATACCGGCAATCAAATCAATGCCGCCGCTGATGGTCGGAACCTGCAAGGCCATCTCACGGGTAACACTTCCACCGCCCAGCATCGCCTGCAAAAGCGAATCCTCAAAGCTGACCGTCGTAGTGCCTTCCGTTGCCCGCTCCTCCTGGGTAGACCGACGTTTAAACCATCCCAAATCCTCACCTCCTCACATCTGCACGGCCCAGTCCATCGTCTCGCCGAAGATGGTGTTCTGCTGGAGCATGTACATGGCATTTATCAGCGCCACCACCATATCCACCTTGCCCGCTGATTTCTTCTTGTTCACGTACCTGTTCAGATTCGTGTCGTAGGTACAGCGGGCGTTTTCAAAGTTAATTTCAAGCAGCTTGTTTTCCGTATACTCAAGCTTGCCATCGGTAATCAGCTCACTGAGCCACTTGGTCGCCGGATGCAGCACGCTGGAATGCTGCTTTACCTCAACTACCGGATAACCGCTGCACGCCGGGTGGTTTTCATCTGCCGGTCGTCCATTCTCCCACTTCTGAGCGGAAGAAAGGGCGTTGTACCGGTCGAAACCAATGCCCGCGATGGTGCAGCCGTATTTCTTCTCGATTCCGAAGACAAAGTCCTCCACAACGGCATAGTCGATGGTGCGATCACCGCAGGCGATGCACTTGCAAGCATTGATAAATTCCCGGTAGTCGATCCTCTCGGCGCGGTTCTTCTCGTCAATCCGGCCCTCCGGCACAAAATCAATCACATCGGCCAGCGCTTTTTCTTGCTCATCATCCCACGCAGCCATTGCCACGGCGGTATTATCGTTGGTCATGGACAAATCCACCCCCAGATAAACCTCCCGGCCTGTCCAATCAATAGATTTAACCTTGCACGCCTGGACATCGGCAACGGGAATGTAGGTTTCTGTGCCCTGCCCTTGATAGATGATGTTGCAGTGCTTGCAAAGGAAGTTCTCCCGGCGGCCCTCCACTGCAATGGCAGCCTGCCGCTTTTGCTTCAGGTCGTCCATGATCTCCGGGACTTCCAGTGCCAGCGGATTGCCCTGCCTGAGAATCAGATCGTCCGTCATCCAGTCCTTGGGATCGTCCGGCTCATAGAGCAAGGCAAAAACGGTATCGTCTTCCTCCA